TCGATGGAGGAAGCGTGCGCGGATGTGGGGATCTCCCGGGCGACGGTCACGAAGTGGGCAGCCCGCGGCCGCAGGCCCAACCCGCCGGATGATGGGTCTGCCGAGTTCGCGTTCCGCCTTGACGAGATCCGCGAAGGTCAGAACGAGAGGGGCCTGACCAAAGACGACCTCGTTCGGCTACTCGAAAAGCAGGCACGCAAGGGGTCGGTCCAAGCCACGCTCAAGCTGCTCGAACGACCGTGGGAGAAGAAGGATGCCGACAAGGACCCCGCCGGCCGAGAGCCCGCCGAGCAAGACCCGTTCACGGCGCTCGAAAATAACGAGCTCGCCCAACGCCGAGAGAAGCGTCGAACGGCTTAAGCCCAACACCGTCGACCACTTTCAGTATTGGGCGTCGCTCACGACGCTCGACAACGGGCAGCAGTGGGAGCTCGAGGACTTCCAGCTCGAAGTGCTCGCAGACGTGTTCAAAGGCTTCCGCGAGACGCTCGCCATCCTCCCGACAGGCTCATACAAGACGACAACCTTCGGCGGCTTCGCTCTCTACCACGCACACTGGACGCCCGAAGCGTCCGTGCCGATCGGCGCATCCTCGCGCAAGCAGGCCGGGATCCTCTACGAACAGGCTGCGGGCTTCGTCCGTCGATCGAAGTTCCTGAAACTCCGGTTCAAGGTCCAGGACGGCTACCGGCGCATCGTCGGTATCGGGCAGCTTGAGGGACGCAGGATCGAGGTCTACTCCTCGAGCGACGACACGGGAGACGGGATCATCCCGTCGCTCGCACTCATCGACGAGCTCCACCGGCACAAGGGCCACGACCTCTACGGCACCTGGCGAGACAAGCTCACAAAGAGGGACGGCCAAATGGTCACCCTCTCGACCGCTGGTGACGATGAGAACAACCCGCTCGAGCAGCTGCGCGAGGCCGCACTCAAGCTGCCCGACGTGACCACAATCCGCGGGCGTCACGTCCGCGCGCGCTCCAAGGGCCGCGAGTTCGTGATGCACCAGTGGGCGCTCCGCCAGGGCGACGATGTCGAAGACCTGAAAGTCGTGAAGCTCGCTAACCCTGCGTCACAGGTGACGATGGAGGAGCTCCGGATGCGCCGGGATAGCCCGAGCACGAAGCCCTGGCAATGGTCCCGCTTCACCTGCAACCTGGCCGCCAAGGGCGAGGACTCGGCGATCCCCCCCGAGGATCTCGACGCGCGCCGGCACGACGACCTCGTCATCGGACCCAAGATCCCGGTGTTCCTCGGCCTCGATCTCGGATGGAAGATCGACCACGCGGCCATCAGCCCGCTCGGCTGGGAGTCGCCAAAGCGACGACTCATAGCCGGCGCCATCACCATCGCCCCACCAGTCGACGAGGCCGCGATCGTCCGGGCTCTCCTTCTCTTCCACGAGACCCTCAATATCTCAGCAGTTGTCTATGACCCGAACGCGGGCGGCACGCAGATGGTGCAGCAGCTCGCCAAGGGCACACACGAGCTGCAGACGAGCGACGACGCGCGCGAAGAGGCAGGACTACCGCCGATCGCCGAGTCGAAGGCGACCGGCCCAATGGAGTTCATCGAGCACTCGCAGGACAACGCGCCGATGAGTCTCGCCGCTGTCCGGTTCGACGAGGCGTTTCGCTACGGCTGGATTCGCCATGACGGCGCCCACGTCTGCTCGACGAAGGAATGTCGCTGCGGAGGCTGGCGCGGCCACGTAATCAACGCCGTCACCAGGACGCTCGGCGGAGAGCGGTGGAAGTACGACCGGCCGAGCGAAGCCAAGCAGGGCGCCGCACGCGCCAAGTACCCGATCGACGGTTTGACGGCGTCACTCATGGCTAACTCGGTTGCCGAGGCCGAGCTCGGCGAGAACCGAGTGAACATCGACGTCTCGCAATACCGCATCACTCGAATCTAGAAAGGTCGTCTCTATGAACACCACCCAGCTGCTGATTGTGTGCGTGACGCTCCTACTGATCGTCCTTGTCCGTTCTGCGAGCCGCGAGGCGTCGCCTTGCACGCCAGCCGACCTCTTCGATGGCCTCAAAGAGGGTGACAAGCTGGCGATTCATCTCGCTGACGGCCAAAGCATCACCGGGACCGTCGTCGACACGACGCCTGGACGTGTCAGGCTCGGCGATGCCGTGCTACGTGGCGCGGGCCAAGAGCAGCAGCTAGGCGGCCGGGTTCGTGTGCCTACCTCAAGCGCAATTGCCGTTCAGGAGCTGTGATCCCCAAGCCCCTCGGAGGTAGATCGTGATTTCCAACCTGGATCTAGAGTGGGCATGGTTCGCGGGGCTGTTCGAGGGCGAGGGCTGCATCAGCCTCGTGAGCCGCAACTCGGTCAACCTGCGGATCAACATGACCGATCGCGACGTGCTTGAGCGGGTGCAGTCACTCGTCGGTGGCACGATCGTGTCGATCCCGAAAGAAGCACCACAGCACAAGCCACGCTGGGTCTGGCAGGTCACGCGCGAGGACGTAGTGCGTCCCGCGCTTGCGCGTTTGAAGCCCTACCTGATGGAGCGCCGAGGCGCGCGGCTCGCGGAAGCTGAGAGGCGGCTGGCGCAGGTGCGCCGGCATGGCTTCTGCCAGAAGGGGCTCCACCCGCTGTCAGGTGAGAACCGACTTGCCAGTCCTACGGGTGTCCGGTGCCGCGAGTGTAACCGGCAGCGCGACCGCGAAAGGGCGGGTGGTCACCGTCATAAGTAACGTCATTGACAGTGAAGGGATCCCGATCGAAGTCACGCCCGGAGGTGGAAACCTTCGTCGTGGCAGCATCCCCTACGCGATCGACATGCGCCGGGGTGTGGCTCTCGTCGATCATCACCTCAGCTTCGCGCGCCTGTTCGCGTCACAGCCGCTCGTCGCGGGAGTTGTGGGATGGTTCATGCGTCAGCATCGCCGTGTCCCGCTCAAGGTGTACCGCCGCGAAGGCGATGACGGGCGCCGCCACCTTCGACCCGGCGAGCATCGGCTCGCAACGGCGATCGACAGGCCGTGGGAAGGCGGCTCGAGCATCGACCTCGTCGCTCACCTGCTTGGCAGCTTCCTGATTCACGGAAACACGCTCACGGAGACCGATAGCGGAGCGCGTGAAGCCCTACGTTTCCTTCCCATCGACTGGCGTTACACAACCCCGATCCTCGCGTGGCGCGACGCGATCGGTGGATGGAACATCGACACGGACTCACCCGCCGAGCGTCGCACGCGCGGCGTTGACACGGTGTTGCACGTCCGCGACTATTCTCCGCTGGGCCCGTTTGGGCTTAGCCCGCTCGAGCAGCTCGGCGTCACGATCGCCATAGAGGACGCGGCGCAACGTCACCAGCGCGCGATGCTCGCCAATGGCGTGAGAACAGCGTCCGCGATCCAGGCATCCGATGATCGCTTCTTTGGGCTTGGGCCTGAGGAGCGCAAAGAGCTGATGACGGGCCTACGGGAAGATGTCGAGGACACCCAGGCGGGGCCTGAGAACGCCGGCCGCCCGTGGGTGCTGCCGCCTGGCCTGGAAGTCAAGCCTGTGGGGCAGACTGCACAGGAGGCTGCCCTGATCGAGCAGCGCCAGGTCTCACGGATCGAGGCTCTCGGCGTGTACGGACTGCCGCCCTACGCTGCTGGCGTCCACGAACGCGGTGCGGAATTGCCCGAACAGCGCCAGATCGCCTACACCGATGGGCTCGCGCCGCCGCTCATCCTCATTGAGGAGTGCATCAACGCGCAGCTCGTGCGCGGGCTTCTGCACGAAGAAGACATCTTCGTCGCGTTCGACTTCGCGAATCTCCTGCGCGGCGACCACTTGAAGGAGATAGAGGCGATCCGCGAGGCCGTCGCAACAGCGGTAATGACCCCGAACGAGGGGCGCTCCGAACTCAACAAGCCGCGCAGCCCCCAGGACGGCATGGACGACTTCTATCTGCCGCGCAACAACTTGTGGCCTCTCTCGGTGCCCTATCCCGACAAAGGGATGGGCGCCGAAGCGACGGCCGGAGATGGCAACGCCGCCGAGCCGACGCCGGCCGGGTCGACCACATAAGAGAAGGAGCCTGCATGCCCGATCACGACGAGTCCGACCAGCTGCCGCCGCTACTGCTTGGGCACTCCATTTGGGCGATCCGGCCCGACGTCCTACCGCGGCTGATCGAGGCGCACAGGGCACACCCGACGCGCCTCGCAGCAGCGCTCAGTGCTGTCGAGGGGCCACAGGCCACGACCCGCCGTCTTGCCGCATCCTCGACTCGTACGGCCGGCGCGGTCGCCGTGATCCCGCTCTCGGGTGTCATCACGCCACGCGCCTCGTTCCTGTCGATGCTGTTCGGCGGCGGCGGGGGCCTGGTGACCTTCCGTGACAACTTCCGCGACGCGGTGCAGTCGCCCGATATCGGCGCGATCGTCATCGACATCGACAGCCCCGGCGGGATCATCAGTCTCGTGCCCGAGACGGCAGCGGAAGTCCGGGCGGCACGCGGCTCAAAGCCCATCATCGCTGTCTGCAACACGATGGCCGCATCTGCCGCGTACTGGATCGCCTCACAGGCCGACGAGGTCGTGTGTACGACATCCGGTGAAGCGGGCTCGATCGGCGTCTATATGGTTCACGAGGACTACTCCAAATGGAACGAGAGGGTCGGCGTTTCTCCGACTTACATCAAGGCCGGCAAGTACAAGGCCGAGGGCAACCCTGACGAGCCGCTCTCCGAGGCCGGAAGCGCCGCCTGGCAGCAAGAGGTCGATGACCTCTACAGCATGTTCCTCGACGCCGTTGCCGCCGGCCGAGGCGTGTCAGCCGACGACGTTGGGAAGGGGTATGGCGAGGGCCGTTGCATACTCGCCGCCCGAGCGCTCGAGGCCGGGCTTATCGACCGGATCGACACGCTCGAGACGGTCATCGCCGAGCTGCTCGGCCAGGAGCCAGACGCCACCGAAGACGGCGCCAGCGGGCTCGGGCTACCAAGGGGCCTAACGATCACGAAGCCGTCGGCCGCCGACGGCGGCGAGCCCGCCGCCGAGTCTGTCAAATGCCCGACGTGCGGCAAGTTCATGGCGCCCGGCGGTGAATGCGAGAGCTGCAAGGCCAGCGCAAGCGACGACGACGATGAGACAGACCCCGACGACGAGCCAGACGAGGACGACGACGAGGACACCCCCGTCGACGAGCCACTGAGCGCCGAGGCACAGCGCCTCACCGCCGACCTCCTCTTCGGCTGAATGTTTAGCCGTCTCGAAGACATTGACCCGCGCCTCGCGGCCCGGCTGGCAGTCAATCCGCAAACCGGGTGCTGGGAGTTTCAGGGTTACTTGAACCAAAAGGGATATGGCCTCGTGGGGCGTAAGGGCAAAATGTGGCGCGTGCATAGGTATGTCTTCCAGCTGCTCGCGGGACCGCTCATTGATGGTCTCCAATTAGACCATCTTTGCCGCGTGCGGCATTGCGCCAATCCTTGCCATCTTGAGCAGGTGACAGCGAAAACGAATGTTGAACGTGCCGAGAAAGCCAGCGGTCAACGCAATGCCCATAAGACGCACTGTCCGCAGGGCCATCCCTATACAGGCCGCAATCTGATTCGCGAAGAGGGCCGGCGCCGTTGCCGCAAATGCCAGCGCCTTCGCAAAGCCAAGCGCGAAGCAAGACAACGCCAAAACGCTTAGCGCTCACCATCTTCGTCCTCCTCCCTGGGGGGGGCGCGAAACCAGCGGTCGATTATCGGCCGCTCCATAGACCCCCCTGAAAAGGGAAGGAGCCACAATGCATCCCAGCAAGATCATGGGCGAGATCCGCGTGCTCGCCGCCATGTACCGCCCGACGTGGTCGGGCATCAGTGCAGCAATCGAGCGCAGCGGTGTCCCGACGATGCACGTCGCCGAGGGCAGCCTCCGCGACACGCTCAAAGAGGTCGAAGGGCAGCTCGCCGAGAAACGTGCCGAGCGCGCCGGGCTCCTGAAGGCGCGTGAAGAGGTGAAGGACCAGTTCGCTTCCGCCGACGACAAATCACCTGACGGTGACGCGTTCAAAGCGGCGGAGGAGAAGGTCAAAGCGCTCGGCGAGTGCGATGACTCGATCGACGCGCTGCGTCAGACCCAGGAGATGACACTCCGTCTCCTCGGCAAAGACCCGGAGACGGCTCCGGCCGGCGACCCGTCCGACCCTCGCATCGAGGGGTGGGACTCGTCACGAATGTTCGCTGCGGACGGGCTGCGTGAGCGGCTCACCCATGCCGCAACCTCGAAGTCCAAGATGGGAGGCCTCGACCTGGGGCAGACGATCACCCGCGACGCACTCGCGCGCTCGTTTGGTCTCCCCATGGCCGCGGACGTCGAACCGACGGACATCATGCGCCGTGGCGCGATGCGTCCCATCGTGCCGCAGCTCCGCCGGCCGCTGACCGTCCTCGACCTGGTCCCGACCGGGACGATGGACAACAACACGTTCCAGTTCGTCCGCGAAGAAGGCTCGCTCGACGGCGCCGCGGCGGGCGTGAAAGAGGGAGCCACGAAGGCGCAGGGCGGCTTTGAATTCATCGACGACGAAGCCGTCGCCCGGACGATCGCCGAATACATGAAGATCAAGAAGCAGTCTCTGGCGGACGTCTCCGCTCTGCGGTCGACGATCGACAGCCGGCTGCGCTACTCGATCGAACGTGCCCTTGAGCGTGAAGTCCTGTCGGGCAAAGGCACGGACCCCGAACTCCACGGGATCCTCCAGACGACCGGCATCGGCCTGGTGAAATTCAAATCCGGCGAACTGCTGGCCGACCAGACCCTTCGCGCCATCACGACGATCCTGCTGGCGAACGCCCGCGCGACCGGCGTCGTGATGAACCCGGTCGACTGGCAGGAAATCCTGCTGGCGAAGGCCAAGTTCGGCACCGAAGGCGGCTCCGGCAACTACTACGGTGGCGGCCCGTTCGGGATCACACCCGACATGCTGTGGGGAGTCCCGCTCATCCCGTCCATCGGCTGCCCCGAAGGCGTCGTGCTCGCCGGAGACTTCACCATCGGCGTGCAGCTCCTGATCCGCGAGGGCATCAACGTCCTGATGAGCGACAGCGACCAGGACGACTTCATCAAAAACCGGGTGACGATGCTCGCCGAGTGCCGCGCGGCCAACGTCATCTGGCGTCCGCCGGCCTTCTGCAAGGTCTACTCGACCAAAGCGGCAGAAGAAGCCAAACTCTAGGAAGGCGACTAAGGGGCCGGGAGCGTTCGCGCTCCCGGCCCCTCGTCGTTACCTAGACCAACCCAATTTAGGGAGGTCGCTATGCGTATCGGAGACGACGAGGAGCCAATCGAGCGGATCATCGCCGATCAGGACATCTCGGTCGAGGACCCCGTTGTGCCAGGGGTGCACAGGGTAATCGTGGCAGGCACACGCGTCCCGCAGGAGTTGATGGCGGCATACGAGCAGGCGGTTGGCGGCTCGAAAGCTCCCGCGAAGAAAACCACGAGCCGCAAAGGCAACGACGACGGGTCCGGTGAGTAAGCGGAACCATGCTGCCCGCGTCTCTCACAGTCGACGGGCTGAAGGTCCGCATCGACAAGAAGCTCTCCAACGACGACGGGCTACTTGCCGAGTTTCTCGAAGCGGCCCTGACCGCGGCGCAACGGCCGTCGCCTCTCGGATGCGGGCGCCTGCTCTCACCCGACCCCGGCCCCGAACTCGACGAAGAAGGCAACGACACATCCTCGCCTGTCGCGCGAACAATCCGCATCCGCGGCCGGCATGTCATGGTGCCCGACGCCCGCGAGATCACAGGCGTCACCGTTGACGGGGTGACTGTTGCTGAAGACGCCGGGTATGTCCCGATGGAACGGGACGGCCACATTGTTCGGCTGACACTCGACCGCGAATGCCTCCCTGGGACTGGCTATTGGGATGAAGGCTGGTGGCGCGGCGGCGGCGTTCCCGACCGCCGGCCTCGGCGTCACACGGTCGTCGTAACAGGCCGCTTCGGGTTCGCTGATCTCCCGCAGGACCTCGTCGAGGGGATCTACACGCTCGCCGCACGCGGCTGGTACGAGCGCGAGGCACAGTACGCCGACCAGGTCGCCATCGCGGAAGGCACGCCGATCCAGACGTATTTCCGGCAGCTCCCGCCACGCACCCGTCTCGCGTTCGAAGCCCTGACGCTGCCGCGCGGGATCGGTGGCCTTTCGTGAGCGTCCGCGAGGAGAACCAGCTCCCGCCCGAGAGCACGCTGCTAGGCGTCATCGACACCGGAGCCCGGAATGCGATGAAGATGGCGCAGCAGGCCGTCTCGCCGGTCGTTACCCGTGAGGTACCCAGGCGCTCCGGGCGCACAGCGGCCGCCCTGAGCCCGCGGGTCTACCGCACATCGACCGGCGCCGCGCTGCTCGTGGCCCCTCCTCGCGGGAAGATGAGCGGAAAGGTCCGGATCTCGCAGGTTGTGCGGTGGGTGAACCGCGGCACGGGGCTCTACCGCACGACCGGCCTTGATGTTCAGCCAGCGCGCCGGATCCGCTCGAAACGCATCCCGCCGCGGCGCCTCATCCTCCCGGGCGGCCGGAAGGTCTGGAGCGTGAAGGGGCAGCACCCGAACCCCTTCATGGCGCGGATCATGGAGCTCGGGACGCCACGCGTGCAGAAGGCATGCGAAGACGGCGCCGTCGAGACGGCGCGCACCGTCGAAGAGGCGGTGCACTGACATGAAAATCAAAGCGATGATGGTCGAGCTCATCGCGCTCGAGCAGCAGGTATCGGCCGCCGCCGCCCTCGACGATCCAGCCAACGAGATGCGGGTCTACGAATGGCGGCCACCGGGCTTGCCTGAGCTCCCCGCGATATGGAACTGGATCGACGACGGCACATACGAGCTGGTTGACACCGCGCGAGGCGACGACACGCTCGTGATCGCGTCAACGATTGGTGTGAAGCCCTCGGCTATCGACGAAAGCATGGGGCAGCTCGTGACGCTCGTCGACATCTTCCGCGAAACCGTAGACCCAGCACTCAGCCAGCGGCCAGTACTCGGCGGGACGGTCCGCCAGGCCAAACGAGTAGTGACACGCAGCAGTATCGACGACTTCGACGGTGTGCCCGTGATGTGCATGGACATGCTCGTGAAGGTCGAGCTCAGCAAATTCCTCTGAAAGAAGGAGATCCCGATGCCAGACGATTCCGGACGCCCCGATCTCGCGCTCGTAGCAGAGGAACGCGCAACTGAGGACGCTGACAGAGAACACCCCGGCGAAGGCGAAGGCGAAGTTGACGTCGCCCCCTACCGCGGCCTTCACTACCAGGACGAGACGGGCCTGCGGCTCGTAGCACAGGCCCTCGCGGACGCCCCCGACGGGACTGTCCTAGCCAAGGCCACCGTCGAAGGTGAGGCCGACCTCGTTCTTACGGACCCCACGAACGCTAGCGGCATGAACGTCACCGCGGTGAAGACCGCGGCATACACGGCGGTGCCCGACGATTTCATTCCTGTGGATATCTCAGGCGGCTCAGTACCGGTGAAACTCCCCGCCAAACCCGCAGACAAGACGCAAATCGGCGTGAAGCTCGTGGCTATCTCGGGCACGCCAGGCTCGACGACGGCGACCATCACGCGCGGCGGCAGCACCGACGTCTTCAACAAAGCGGGCGGCAGTACGTCTCTCACGCTCTCCGCCCTATTTCAGGGCGTCATCCTGCAGTACAGCGCTGGCCCCGGCATCTGGTATGCGCGGACAACGGACACGCCGTTGGGGGTGGCGCTGGGGGCGGGGAAGACCGGCAGCGATAACACGCTTGGTGGTCCGGGTGGCTCCGCGTTGTCTCTCGCGGCGGTTCGGAGCGCTGCGGCACCGTTCGAAGGTAGCGGCACTCGGAAGCCCAACCTCTCCGAAGGGAACGTGTTCCCGGTCAAGATGACGGGGGCGCTTGCGATCGAAGCCCCCGAAGGGACGCCGCCGAGTACGCGCTATGGGGTGCTGCTCGAACTAAAACAGGATGCGACGGGCAAACGCGCGGTCACGTTTCCCGGCATGGAACCGCTGGGGCTCGCGCCGGTTATCGGTGAAGCAGCGAACGAATTGACGCTGGTCGAACTGTTTACGAATAACGCGGGCGCGTCATGGTTTGTGATCGGGATGGTGCAAGGTGGCGTCGGCCCCGAAGGGTTCGTCGCTAGCAAATACGAGCTGCCGTCGGCCATGCCGGTCTTCAAAGAAACCGGGGCCGCGACGACGGAAAACCGGGCGATCCTCTTCCAGTCGGTCGCACGCGACCTCGCGATCTCCAACCTCACCCTCACAAGCGCCCAAACTGTCGGGGCCCTGATCACCGTGCCGCCCAACAAGGTCTTCACGGGCCCCTCGGTGGGCATCGCGACCGCAGAGGGCACGCCCGCGAACCGCACGCACCTCTGGTTCGCCCTCCTCGACCTCACCGGCAAAGTCCTGGCGGTAACGGGCGACTACATATCCTCGACGAACACGCCGATGGAATCCGGCAAAGCGCGAGGCGTGAAGTGGACCGCGCCTATAGCGGAATCCACGGAAGTCAAGCAGTACATCGTCCTTGTCGCGAACGTCGTCAGCTCCGGGGCCGCGTTGACACTGCTGGCGGTGAACGGTGGTGCGGCGCTGATGAACCTCGCCCCGAAACCGTGCGTCCTCGGCCCCGCCGCTGTCACCGTCCCGCCGACCGTAGGGGAAACCCTCGCGCTCACGGAAACCAGCAAACGCCTCTGGATCGGCGGCCACTGATGCTTACGCATCCGCGCAGCGCCAAGCCCAGCTTCGACTTCTATCGATTCCTGCCAGCCAACAACATCTTTCAGCAGAACATTCAGGCGTACACGCTCGACACGAATCAGAAACCGGGTAAACGGGCAGCGAACTATTTCAACTGCAACCGGACGCTGTATGTGCCTTACGGCGTGGAGTATGAAGGCACGCAGAAAACGGTGCGCGTGGTTTCATCTTCGGTGTCGACCGCGAAGTTCACCGGCGCGACAGCATCGCTACCTGTCTACTTGATGCCCAAAGGCGCACCAACCGAAAAAGTTCAGCTGTACGCCAAAAACAAAGAAAACCCCTTCACGGAAGGCCAGAACGGAGGGCTGCAGTCGCACTGCAACGCGGTGCCCGTGCCGGACTTCACGAAGCTGCTGACAGGCAGCGAATCACTCACAGCGGAAGGCACCGACAAAGAGCTCATCCTCATACAGGAACAGTCCGACGGCAGGATCAGCATGTGGGACTTCTTCCAGTTCCAGGGGCCAGTCGGCGAACGCTGGGCGCACTGGGGCGGCTACGTAGACGACCTGCGCGTGTGGGGCGGCATCTACCCCAACTTCTGGGGCTCGGCCGCCACGTCGCTGTGGACCGCGGGCGGGATGATCACGCACACGGACTTCCTCAAAGTCATGTTGGGCGGAGACATCGACCACATGATCGGTTTCACAATGCCCTGCACCGGGTTCGAACCCTACGCGCCTGCCACCCGCCAAGACGAAAAACCCACAGGCTGGAACATAGGCATAGTGGCCGAATTCGAAGGGAAACCCAATGCCACCTTTGGGCTGGAAGGGGCTCTGCCCCCTGACCGTGAAGGCGGCGGCGAGGCGCGCATATACCGCTACCCCGCAGCAGCCAAAGCCGCCGAATTCGCCGCGCTCAAAGGCAACATCATGTCGGAAGCGATCTTCCGCGCAATACAGAAGTACGGTGGCTACGTCTGCGACGGTGGCCCGACGCCCCCGCTGATCAAAATGCAGTGGGCGGG